CTCTTCCTTGCCTCATTCATCGATCCCCGTGAGATGGCACAGCGAAAGCTGGAGAGCAACATGGACAATTCTGTCCATTTATCCGGGACCACAAATTATGATGAAGCTAAAATTAAACGAAAATATCATAGTGATACTCTTGTCTAAAGATAGTTATCATAAAAGTATGGTACAGGAATGTTGGCTAAAGTACAAAACGAACTTTTATGCGTGCCGGAAGGCACACGGTTCGAGATACACCCTTAAGCTTTATAAGAGCGCGTACCAATATTTGGTATCGCTCCATTTAGGCTTAGTTCCAGATCCTATCTGCTTTCACAAGGTGGACAGGAATGGTCTTCCTAAAGTTCTTTGGTCTTTACGACCATTGATCAATAGGGGTACCATTTCTGATATTAGGTTAACAATGTGCATAGCACGTGTTTACCAACTAATCAGATTACCTGTCGACCCAGATTTATCAAAGATTACCAATCCAGGCGTTGTACTTCCGAATAACTACTTATGTAGTTTCCAGAAATACTGCCGGAATTGGTTCTCTAGGATGAATCTCGGCAGTCTATTAAAGACTGTGAGAAGTAAAGCGCATAGTACTATGAAAGCGGGGCCAAACGGCCACGCCTTAGTATATGCTCATTACGACTTATCAGCTTTAATAAAGGACGAACATCTTCTAAAATCTATTGTGAAACTCAATAACCTTTTAGGTAATGAGTGGATCAATAGGATGATGGAAAATAACGTCCTTCCCAATTATGAAAGTATGGAATCTATTCACTCCCGTTTGGGGTTTAGCCCTGAAGGTGGTGGAAAGACTCGTATTTTCGCAATTGGTGACTACTGGAGCCAGTTCTCCTTAAGACCAATACATGATACCCTAATGGGTATCTTGAGAAGACTCGAAACTGATGGAACATACGATCAAGAGCAGGCTTTCGCCCGCATCTTACGTATGTCCAAAGGTAAAGAGACTTTCTGTTTTGATCTTTCAGGAGCTTCAGATCGAATACCTTTACAGGTACAAACGATAATGATGTCAGAGCTTTTCAGTTCTGAGATCGCTGAAGTTTGGTCCAGTGTGATTGCAGATAGAGCATTCTCGCACAAATACGGAGAACCCGTTAAATGGAAAGTAGGACAGCCGTTAGGCCTACTATCTTCCTGGGGTTCATTCGCATTGTGGCACCACATTATCATAGAATACTGTGCAGACAAGGTCGGTTTTAAAACCTTCCGAGACTACTCTGTATTAGGTGATGATGTGGTGATATGGAATGCTGCTGTCGCCAACCAGTATCAGAAGCAGATGAAGTTCTTGGGAATTCCCATTAACCAATCTAAATCTGTTACCGGTGATTCTACACGATCACAAATTGAGTTTGCCAAAAGGCATGCTCGTGATGGTGAAGAAATCTCAGGGATTTCTTACAACCTTCTGGATAAGAACAGTCTACGTAATGTAGATGAACTTATTACAGAAGTTAATAAGAGATCAATGATGGATGACAAAGAAAATCATTCTCGTATTTTGATCCAACACCCGAATTCTCGGGTTCAGGATTTACTTCAGACCATAATAACTCTGAGACTCCTGCGAGGCCCAATCAACTTAGTTGAAAGGTTACCTTGCCTCGGAGTCGATCCCGATGATATTTACCAATTGGTACGTATCAAACGGAATGAGAAAATTATGGCCAAAGTAATGGATCTCGATGCCCTTCTTGGGGGTTCAACCCCTATAGAGAAGCTATTCGAGAAACACGAAGTGCAGTATGATTCAACGGCACTGGGGCTCACGGGTTTATCCCACTCTGAATCATTACATCCTTTAGTATGGGTAGTTAATCACCTAGGTGAAAGACTATCCAAGCTACTAGAGATCGTATGGTCCGGTGAACCGGATGCCATAGATTCCGTAGAGTACTTACCAACAATTCCAAACAAGGAGTTCTTTGCTAACAGTAAAACTGCTAAACATGAGTTCTTCTCGTCCGTACTTATTGATAGTTATCAAGAGCTAAAAGCTCAAGACAACTCAGGGGGGTAATAATT